CTGTGAACCTACACCGTTTAATAAACCAAAATCAAATTCTGTTTTTCTTTCAGCTAAAAATACCCACATATCATCAGGATATTTTTCAAGTTCTTTTTTAAGTTCTGCTACTGTCATATCTTTCTTTCTTTATATCCCTACAATGAGGGGTTAAATAGTTGTTCTTTTTATGATTGTCGATCCTTTTATCAATTCTCCATTTGAAAGCCTGTATTTTTTGGCAGAAGACTTAAATCCTGTATGAATACCGCCTTGAAAGCATGGCTGTGTATTTTTTGTTCCTTTGACTATTTCTAAAATGGAAACTGTTTTGCCATCCATTTCAAATGTTTCTCCTAATTGCAGTTTTGGTCTCATTTTTCTTTCTCTTGTTTTTCTACACCATTTATTGATGGGGGGGGGTTTAGTTAATAAATAAGGGCTGTTGTGTCACCTTCTGAGTGTTAATGAATTGAGTTTGCAACCTCGCATCAAAACCGTTAGCCAAATTCCCTTATCTTTTTTAATTTAGTCAAGTGGTGTAAAAATTGCCGTCTTTCCGTGCTGTCATAGTTGCGCTCTTTACTTAATCAATGTGTCCAACTAACAGAATTTGCAACATTGATCCATAAGATACAGTACTTTCCTGTGTGTCAACCTTCACGTGTTAGGATTTTATCTTTACGCTAATCTAAGGGTGTGTTTATTATTGAATCTTTGTTGACGGAGAAATATATCCAATCTCGATCCATTATTGCCGATAGTCTTTTCCCAGTATCATATACTTTTTCGTCATCGCTCTCATCTACCATCGCTCTTTCCGCAGCTTCTTCAAGTTTGGCTTTAATTGCGTATTTTAATAATTTGTCAATGTAAAAGTCCGGATCTTCAGTAAGTAACATATTGACATCTACGCTGCAATATCCTTTTTCAGAGTGGAAATTTTCTCGTATCTCATTAAGTGTTGCCATTAGTTATTTGGTTTATTGATTTGTTCAAAAACTTTTGTTTCAATAAGCAGTAATATTGGGGTGTACTTTGGGGTAGGATTCATAGCCATATCAATTACAATATCGTCAGGTACACCCATTTCTATTACCCCTCCCTTCTTGTTCTTTTTTGCACCCACAACACTATCACACCTTAAAACACTTCTTGACCCATTCTCAATATCTAAGTCAATCATTTTTCCAATTACTTCTGTAAATTTCATCTTCTATTTTTTAAATCTAACAATTATATTTTCCCCTATTTTTTCGACTTGGTATGTGCCGTCATGTGTTATACCCTTTTTATTTCGACTTCAAAAAGAAGGTTTGCCTTGCCGACCGCTGCTGCTCCATTTGCCTTGTAGTACCCGTGTGGTACACCATAGAACGGCCAGTCTAAATTACCTTTGTTCTCATATACCTTTATGAACTCGCCATCAGAATTTTCGTAATACTTTTCATGACACAGGTTAAGTTCTTTTATGAGAAGTGCAGCATCTTGTCTTTGCCTTATTTGGGATCGCTGTTCATCAGTTAGTCCCATTCTTTAACCTGGGTTTTTTCTTTTGATGTCATTGTTTTATTTTTAATTAACCACGTTTCATGTGTATTTCGACAGCTTTGCTCTCCATGCTTAATAGATGAAGATCTTCTTGCAACACTGCTTGCTTTACCCTTTCAGGGATATTGCCTTCTTCATCTAAACCTATAAGCAATGTTATTTGATACCCATGTCTTATAGGTGGGTTAAGGGCTGCTTCCTGACGCTCTCGTATTTCACGTCTTTGTTCATCAGTAAAGCCCATTGCTTTTAGAAAACTCATTGTTATATATTTTTATAAGTACTCACAAATGTATATTATTTTGATATACTTGCCTAATTTTTTGTATATTATTTTGATATATTTTTTTACCTTTGATTTATGGTAAAGGAACAGACAAACATTAGGTTATCAAGTGAAGCAAAATTGCTTATTGCGGAACTGAAGAAAAAGCGTGAAACAACTGCAACAAACATCATAGATGAGGCTATCCGCTTACTCGCTAAAAAAGAGGGAGTAAAATTACCTCCACCAAAATAACCATCACACCAACTCCCACCTGACATACCTTGAAAAGTACGCGAAGAGAATGGCGGTTAATAATATTGTGAATAGTAGTTTTGCTTTCATAATCCATATACCAACATTGCGGCATCTCTTTCTTCCTGATTTGTTCTGCCGGAATATCCCGTAATTCTTTTGAATGTCGATGAATCTATTTTCCCTCTGGGCGGAACATTGAAATGTGTTATCCCGTTTTTTTCGCAGTATTCAGTGATCAATTTTCCTACCTGATGATTTTTCCCTATACTTTCTGCTATTTTTTCATTTACTCCGATACTTGCACCGGTTTTTCTATTCCAATTTGTCTTTTTAATTAGCCATCCTGATTCGATGTATACTTTTAGGTCACATCGTACATGAAAATTAGAGATCGTCGCTAAGAGGTCAAAAAAAGACATAGTTTTCAAATCAAGTTTTTTTGTTTTTGTATCGTACGCCGCAAATCCCGATTTTTCAATGTCCGGATCAATCCCGATTTTCATTTTAAGTGCTTCTGATTGTCGTGTAGTCATTCCATCTCTTTTTGCGCCATATAAAGATTGTATTCCTCTTCTGGCAGGTTAATTTTTGATTGTACTAAAACATAATCGTCTTTTGGTTTAAAAAGCTCAGGGTCGTATCCTGATATTTTCTTGCCTATCCTGAAATTTCTTATTGTTGAGGCCGACACATCTGTAATTTTTGAAATAGCATCCAGAGTATAACCCATTTTATTTAACAGCATGATTTGCTTAATAAGGTCCGGAGGTATTTTTGACTTTGATATCGCAATTGCCTGGCTATGATCAATCCATTCTAAATTTTTTGCAGCAACATTCCTAAAATCAGAATCTATAAACTTTAATGATGTTTTATTAAATGGGTTTGGTACAAAGTGTTTCGCAACCAACAAGGCTAAGTTGTAAGATTTGTACTTTCTGTTTTCGTTTCGCAACTTGACAGTAACTTTATTTTTAGCAATATATACAGGGACAGGAATTGAATTTTTCACCTTATTGGTTTTTGAGATAGGCATAAAATATTCAACTCTTGGTATTCGTATATTTCCATAATTACTTATTTCGTAATTGCCATAAACTTCTCCTGTGTTTGTCCAGATCTCACAGTTAGAATTTATTGCTATGCTGGATATTTGTCTTACTGCGTTCATTTTTGTTTTGCGATTATAATTTCCAAATCAATTCTGAATTGTTCAATATGCTTTCTAGCTGCTTTTGCCGCCTCGTAATCTTCATCCTTTATCGCCGCTTTCTCAACTTGCTGAAGTGCATATAAGTGAATCATTTTGTAGTCATCAATTATTTGTAGGTTCCAATCAAGTAACTCACTGTAATCCTTTGCAAGTTTTCTATATTTTCTTGTAGATTCCTTTTTGAATAGCAGGAATAGTGCGCTCCATATTACCACCGGCACAAAAGCAATAAATAATTGAAATATTTGATTCGTTGTCATGGGTTAATCGTTTTCTAGTTCAGAATAGGCGACTCCGCAAAATGGACAAAAATTATGCGAAACCTTCCATTTTTCTTTTGGCTTTGTTTTGCCGTCAGGTTGATACGTAAAACAAACTACGGCGTCATCCGCATTATCATTTGAATGTTTATCCCAGAAAAAATAATGAATGTCTTTGAATTTTTCCTTGTAAAGCTTCATTAACTGCCTTTTACAATCATGATCGCCAACGTATTTTATTGGTGATTTGAAAGGACTTTCAAATTTTTGAAGAAGCAATTCAGCATCTTTGTAACTAATCATAACGCCTTCGCCTGCATCAAAATTTAATGGCTCGTTAAACACCTCAATTTCTTTAGCATCTTTGATCGCTTGCCTTAAATTATACATGATTGTAGGTATATTATTCCCATTCTTTAATTTTGCGCTCACAGACTTGTTTTTCTTTATGATTTTCATTTCTCTATTCTTTTACTTGTTCCTTTTACTTCGATTTTTCTATTCACATCCAAAGCGTAGATACAACCTACCTGCTTTATTTCATGATCTCTCAGATGTTCCGGCAGATCACTATCCATCACCTTCTGTATTCTTTCCCTCATTTCTGCAATCTTTCGATCAAATGGCTCGTATTCTCCATTTGATATTTGCGCTTTGATCGCATCATAGACCTGCTGAAGATCCATGTTCTGGTATTTGTCTATTCTTATTATTTTCATTAGAATGGTATGTCTATAAAATCGTTTCCCCGTGCTGTCTGAGGTATTGAGTAATCAACCGGGACTTTAGTATCCGGATATTCGTTTATTGGAGCGTTCGGGTCCTTAAATTTCAGTATTTCCTTAGCAAATTGCAGCTCAACATTGAAAAGCGCACCACCTCTGTTTTTTGCACATTCGCAATAAACTTTCTTTAGCGGGGAATTAGCATCTGTTTCCGCATCTTCCCCATATAGAAACCATACTACATTTGCATCTGCTTCCAGATCTCCGGTGTCTTTCAGGTCAGATAATTTAGGACGTGAAGTAATTCTGTTTTCTACCGCACGGCTTAATTGGCACAAAGCAACTACCGGTATTCCAAGTTCTTTTGCAAGTAACTTGCTGTCCCTTGAAATTTTGGACATGTGCATGTACTTTGACTGCTCGTTGCCTCCTGAGATCAACCCTATGTGGTCAATAAAAAGTATTTCAATGTTTTTCTGCTTTTTCCACTTGATCGCATTTGCCCGGAGTTGTGCAAATTTTAATGGTGCTTTGTCGTTTACAAACAATCTTCCATATTCATCAGAATTGAACCGGGTATTGTACTGATGCCATTTTTCAACATCATGATTATCCAATCCTCCCTTTGTGAACTTGTCGTGCTTGACTTTTGATCCGGTGGATGCCATGCGCTCGTAAATCTCTTTTTTATCCATTTCCAGACTAATCACACCTACATTTTTTTTCAAGTAAAGGATGTGTTCAATGATATTCAGAATAAATGCACTCTTTCCGGTTGCGGGTCTGGCACCAATCAAAACAAAAGCGTTTCTGACAAATCCACCGAAAGTTTTATCTATTGAATAGATTCCGGTCGTAATTCCTTTAGGCCCTTTCTTTTGCACCTCTTCAACATCTTTTACAAATTGCGGAATATGTATTCTCATGTCATCCGCTCCATCCGTTACGCTTGGTAATGCTTCGATCAATTCAGATGTGTACTTGTCGTTTACTTCGAAAGGATCTATCTGTGAATTTTGCGCATCCCTCATAAGTCTTTCTCCTATGCTGATCATCTTACGCTTCAGCGATAGATTTACAAGCGTTTCCGCTTTTTGTCTAAAATCTACTGTATGGCTTCCGGTCATTGAGGTTAGCAAGTCAATGTTGATGGTCCGGTTTGATGTAAAAATATTCAGTAGGTCCGGGACCTTTGAATCGTTGATACACTCCAAAGCAGTTCTGAATATTAAACGGTTGTCAACATCGTAAAATACTTCCTCTGTAAGAATATCCAGCACCTCAAAGATTGAATCCGGATGGCTCATTATGTGACCAAGCACCATTTTTTCAATCATTACATCTTTTGGCAGGTCGATCATAGTGCGTCAAGTTGAGCTTGTGTAAGTCCTTGTGTTGCTCCGTAAACAGGAGGCTTGCCATGATCGGACCGGTGTCCTTGCGCTGATTGCGTATTTTTGAATGGTATTCCTAAGTTTTTCCATCCTCCAGCCCAAGAAGCTTCCAGGATTTCAATTGCCCTTTTCTCGTCATTTTTGCTAAGTTCAATTAATTGTCGGACATGGTACTCTTGACCACTAGAAGTTTGGGCTGCTCGATTATTACCTAAAATCAGATTTCCGATAAAGAGATTGAAAAGCGATTTTGCTTTCTCAGAAAATGGAAAATAAATTCCAGAGATTAGGTAAGGTTTCCCGTTAATAAGATTTATCTTATTAATCTCATTATCAGTTACAGTTACATTATCAGTTACATTATCATTTACATTCACAGCTTCGTTTGCTTCGTTTTGCTTCGAATCTGAAGCATTTGCTTCGTTTGCTTCGTTTTGGTTGTCTTTGCTTCTGGTTTCTCCACTTGCTAATCCTCCCTGTCTTCCTGCTTCTGATCGCCTTTTTTTAATAACTTCGTATTTTTTTAAGTCTCTTTTTAATTGCGCCTTAATAGGCTCAAATAATAACCTAAGCATCCTATCTTCTAATGTTGGATCTTCATCATTTACGTAAGCGAGTAAATGTTTCAATAAAATTCCCGCTTCCTCATTGGTCAACTCCTTGAATGTACTGATCATATCTGCGTACATCACGAATGATTTTTTATTTTCTGCCATCGATATAATTTTTTATAAATGAAATATCTTCTTGGTCCAAATTGAACCATTCTCCTCTACCTCTTTTATGCTTAAACTTCCTGTGCAATTCGCTTTCAGTCTTAAACGGGACCATGTCGCTTACATAAATGTGTCTTATGGTTGGCTTTTCTGACATTAAGGTCTTTTCTCTTCTTTCTGGCTCCATACTCCTCCCTATTTTATACAGACCGGTATGTTCATCAAAGGCAATATAAATTCTTGTGAACTCAAAGGACTTTTTGCACTTTGGTTCAACCCCGTAAAATCTGGCCATTTCATCTCGATACAATGACAGCCCCTTTAAAATAAAATCCAAATCATTTACTATATCAGTAAATCCTGAGTTATGAATAGCTACCACCTTACCTCCCTCAAAACACAAGTCCATTGTCATGCCATGTGTTTTTGTTATGTCATTCCAGATATTTAAAGGACGCATATCAGTTTCGATGTATTCCGTTGTCATATGTGCAATATTTGAAAAACAAAGATATAAATTAATTCTATATTAACGGTAATATAACGGCATTATAAATATTAAATAATTCACATTTGCAGTTATGCTATAAATACTTATATTTGCACTTCAATATCGAATATGGAAAAGGAGAAAAAAGCAATTAAAAAAACAGATGTAAGGCTCCCAGATGAAACTTATAAAAAGATCATTGATATGGCGAAAGCTGATCACCGGTCTTTAAATTCTATGTTTATCCATATTATTGAGGAGTATCATAAAAAGATCTTTACAACTCAATAACAATCTTATTCACGCCCCTCAGCGCCCACACGTGCATACTATTTCCATTTAGCTTTGATGGTGTAGTTACTTTCGTTTTGAAGATCCTCCCGGCCTCCTGCATCTTTGCAAGCCTTCTGGTGACTTCTACGCTGTTTAATCCGGTTCGTTGTGCAATGTCCTGAGCGTTTCCATGTCTTATAAAGCATAATGCCTCATAGATCATCTGTTCATGTGCTTCAGTGGTTCCTGTAGTGTCCATTTTGTGCTTGGCAGCGGTTGATGTGGTCATTGGTTTTTTGTTTTAAGGTTAATTATTTGGTTGTGTGTCTTAATGCATTCAAATAGATAATTTGCGACGGTTGGATTTACTGCATTTCCTATGGACCCAACTCGGTGTGACCAATATCGAAACCCATCACCATTTCGAACAGTGCTACACGCTGGTATTTCGTGAATCCTTTTTGACATAGAATGTCCATCATTCTGATTTGATGTCCACTTTTTAAATATCGAGTTAGGGCTTCCACTTGTGCGAAGGTTGCTTTGTAATCCGATTTGGTGGGAGTAGGCAATAACATAGATCCTTTCTCTCTTATGGGGATATCCAAAAGCGTGGTTAGATATACATTGCCATTCAGCATTATACCCGATTTCGGAAAGGTCGAATAAGATTCGCTCAAATCCTCGAATAAGCAAAGCTGGGCTGTTTTCAATGATTGCGTACTTTGGTCTAACTTCCCGTATAATTCTAAAATTTTCGGACCACAATCCACTTCTTTCCCCAGATATTCCTTCCATTTTTCCCGCAACGCTAATGTCCTGACACGGAAATCCTCCACTAATGATGTCCACATATCCGGGGTTGAACATTGTTTTAATATCTGAGTATTGCTTTGCATTGGGGTACTTCTTTTTTAAAATTATTCTATTATGCTCCTCGAGTTCGCAATTCCACAATGTCTCTATTCCAGATCTGGCTGCGCCTTCCTCAAATCCTCCTATTCCGGTAAATAATGATCCATGTACCATTAATTTCTTGTTTGCATAAGACCAAGCTTCACAGCTTCATCCATAGGTAAATTATTGTGTATGTAGTCATGACAGTTCCGGCAAACGGAAAGCCAGGTTTCCTGATTTCTTAAATTTGCAGTTCTTCCCTTGCGGTGGTGCAAGTCAGTACTTTTTGCAGTGCATACCTTTGATACTTTCGCATGGCAGAATTTATTCTGAGCCATGAAGACATCTCTTTCTCGTCTGTAAAGCACAAGTTCTTTTTGGCGCTTATCACTCACCGGCTTTATCTTATTTCTTGGCTTGAATGTCTGTGGATTGAGCCGGAAATTGCAGTCTTTACATAGGCGTGCTTTCGCATTCCATAAAGGGAGCATTCTGAGGCATCCTTGGCATTCTTTGATGGATGGCTTCATGCAACTCTTTCGCCAATAGTTAATATATTGTTTCCTAATCTCGATATATCCATTCCTCCCTTTTCCATGATCTTCATTGCTTCTATTGTCACTTTACTTGACTCGATGATCATGTCTGCCACTTCTGATATTGCCTTGCTACGATTGATTTCTAACTGTAATTGATCGCATGAAATATCATCATTGTTCAGCCTTTCAAGCTGTGCAAAAAGATGGTTGTTCAGATCGCTTATTTTGTTTTTTGATGACACTTTGCTTAAGTTTATTGATTAATGTTATTGATTGTTTTATTTCATGTGGCAGCTTCACGCCACCCCTTTTATTATGTTGTGATTGTTCGGATCTTGCAACCAGATACAGATTATCAATTTCACAATTCATACTGTCGTTGTCCTTGAATTGCACATTAAATCCTTTTGGAATTGTTCCATTTTGTAGCTCCCAGACATATCTGTGGTATGGCATCCAATTACCGATTGAAACTCTGATGTATTTGTATGCCCTTGGATTATATCCGCTTTTGTTTTCATGCCTAATAGTGATCGTTCCGTCTTGATCTTTTGCATTGGCCGGAACATTACCTTTTTTAAACATTGTCCTTTTCACCTTTTCGTAAGTTTCATTGGACATTTTTTGCCCTTTATTCTCCGGAATCCTACCTTTCGAATATCTGTGTGCCGCCCCATCTCTTTTAAGTCTTTCTGCTTGTCTTTGGAATTCAACTTTTTGAGAATATTCTGATTTGCTGAGATCCAAAAAATGCACCCTGTTGTAAATCGAACATTCAGATCTTTGCATCCATTTTGAAAGAAATTTTGCGCTTAAATTCGGATACCATTCAATCAGTAACCTATCTTCGCTGTCAGACCATTTTGTGTTTCTGCCCTTCATTTCCTTTTCCCTTTTATTATCACCTCCCTTGCTACAAAATCCACTGATAATTTATCCGCCGGTACATGAAATTTTTCATCACCTTTTTGACAGATTACAAGTTCTCCGGAGTGTACAGGTAGATAATCCAATACAGTCACCAGATCACCCTGAGAAGCATACTTTGTGCCCTTGCTGTGGGAGATGATGTCTGTTGTTACGTACATTTTAGTTTGCGTGGCTTGCATTAGAAGTTTGTTTTATATTAAATTTTCAAATGTGATGGGTTAAAAAAAGTGATGGGTTAGGCCACTTTTTTAAGCATCAATGATTTATTAAAGTCAATCTGAGAAAGCCTTTCATCTTCCATTTTATTTAATCGCTCCCGGCACTTGATAATCTTTTCTTTCAGCTTTTCAATGTCAGATTCTTTGCGCTCGATCTCCCATATTTTAAATCTTTCTTCCAATGGCATATGGTCGAATACATGGAGCTTTCTAAGTTCTTCGCATGCTTCCAGATAATCAGGGCTTTCCATTGTGGTAAATCTACCTGTGTAGAATAATTTGCGCTCTTCGTCCATGATCATATGTTCCGGAGTATTATTCAAAGAGTAGAATAGACGTGCTTTAGGTTTATCCCAAAGCCACATATAGGCGACTAATTGCCAATAGTAGACATCGGTTAATGAAGCTGTGCCGAATGTGAAAAGCGTATAAGCGGATTTAATATCATAGATTGTATCACCAACTACACAATCACATTCGCCGTGTACAAACCCATTATGAATTCGTTTTTTGTTTTTAAGGACAAGTTTGTTGGAGTGAATTGTATTTTGTAGCATCGTTATTCCGTCCTCTTCGGTTAGATTACCCTTTTCAAAATACTTGGTGGATATGTCTTTACGTATTCCGTAAGTTTCGCCGATAAACATTTCTTTGAGATAAGTATCATTGCCTTGAGTAATCTCACCTCTTGAGCTCATTATCCTGCCAACTGCAGAAGATCGGAACTCGTAGTTATCATACTTTTGCATATGCTTCTCTTTTTTGGTTGAATAAATCTTGTTGCCCGTCCGTCAATTCTACTTCGAACAAGTCAATTTCTGCCTCTCTCAATGAATCTTCGTCAGATATTGCATCAATGAATTTTGTTACCCGGTCCGCTTCTTTAGTTTTTGCAACTTCCTGGACATCGATCACTTCAACCGAATCCGTATATGTCACATCCATTGTATCAGAGTTGTTGATGACCGCTTGATCAGCTATGTTTGCTTTTTGCATCTCAATAGATAGTGGAGCGTATTTTGCAAGCAGTAACTTGATGACGGTTTTAAGGGCCATAGAATCAAAATCATCTTTCCATAGACCAAACCCCTTTTTGAAAGTCTGGCTGTATTTCGTGCCATGCTTTCGGACATCTTCAACTGTTACAAACATGGTTTTTTCAAAGCCATTCATCAGACTGAAGTATGAAGCATACCCAATAACCTTATCAGATGTTTTTTTGGTAAAGTCAAATACAAAGCCTGTAAGCGGGTTTTCTTCAACAAGCTGACCTTCATAAATAGGAGTGCCGGAAATTGTTTTGAATAAACCTGTGCGCTGTGCTAATTGGATATATCCTTTATAACCCATCTGGAATTGCGCAACATTTTTATAAGAGCCGTCTTTTTGTTTAGATTTATAAGGCACTATGTACGCAAATCCAAGATTGTTATTCAGTGGTAAGTCTAATGTAGCTGCCACTACTGCACTGTGATATACAGATGTCAAGTCTGCATTTTTTAATAGGTCGTTGGATGCCACAATCTGCAAAACAGATGTTACAAAAGCGGATGCACGCTTTCCAAGTAGTTCTTCAAACTTTTGCCTGACTGATATGCCCTGCATAAAGTCTTTCAGGCTCATTGGTTTTTGATCGGTTTTTTGTACTTCGGTACTCATTAGTTAATATTTTTAATTTGATAGATTAGATTGCGGATGTGTTTTCTCTGATGTATGTGGTGACTTTGCCTAAAAGTATTCTAGTATTAGCAAGGATTTTTTCTGCATCTTCACTTGACATTGTAGGGAGTTGTAATGATTCTATTGAAACCGCAAGTGCTTCAAGTTTTGCTTTGTCCGGTGCTGATTTCGCTTTCTTTTCTGCAAGTTGTTTGGCCTTTAATTCTGCGGCTTCTTTTTCGGATTTTTCCTTTGTCGCTCTTTCCTCTGCATCTTTTTTGGCTTTTAATTCAGCTTCAAGTTTTGCAGATGCTTCACGCTCCGCTTTGAGTTTCAATTCCGCTTCCTCTCTTTCTTTTCGTGCCTTTTCCTCAGCAACTTTTCTTTCAGATTCTACCTTTGCCCTCTCAGCAGCGATTTCCTTTTCTCTGGCTTCACGCTCCGCTTTGAGTTTTTCGTTTTCAATTCGCATTCTTTCTCTTTCCTCTGCTACAGCTTTTTCACGTGCTATTCTTTCGGCTTCTGCCTGTTTGATCGCATCTTCTTTTTGCTGAAGTTGAAGTTTTGCACCGTTCAATGTTTTTTGATAATCATCTTCTGACATTCTACCAAAGTCAAGACCGAAAGGGACGAATTCAGAATAAGCGGATATTTCTGCCTCTCTTTCTGATTTAAGTATTTCTCTTTGTTTTGCTTCTTGGATTTCAGCAAATTTTTCCTGCTCTTCAAGATGCTTTTCGATAGGAGCGATTAGGTATTCAATTACATTGTACACTCCCTGTACTGCCTTGCCATATCTTAGACTATCCTCTTTTAATTCCTTGCGTTTTTTATCAGCACTTACGCGAATGTCTTTCAATGCAAGCCTTGCCTCTCTTGCCATTTTCATTTCACGTGTTTGTGATACATCAGTCACTACAAGTTCATGTGCTTTGCTTTTCCATGCTTCTGCCTGTTCAAAAAAAGGCAAAAAGGATTCTTTTAATGTTTTTGCCGTTGTGGCTTCCAGATTATTTGATTCTACAACCTGAATAAGTTCGTTAGTTTGCGTTGCTTGCATTAGTTAATTTTATTTAAAATGTTATTGATAGATTAGATTCTTTATTATTCATCATCAGATCGATTTCCTCCCGTTCGCATTCTGATAATCTCCATTGATCTATGCCGGATCTCAGGTTATCAAGTTGCTCATATGTGTCGCAGCTTCTGATGGATTTGGCGAGCATTTTGTACTTCTCGCTTTTGTGATGAAAATTGTTAATTATTACGTGTGGATCAGGAGCGAATATTGATCCGAATACAGAGAATAGGTCGGTCATGCTTACGTCTTTGATACAGTTAATAAATTACCCCTTTCGGAGAAGTCAAAATGTAGTTTGTTATTTCGGGTTGCCTTTTCGAAAGTGGCATCAAGTCTTACCCTTGACATCACTTTCTTTTCTGCAGACCACCCACCGCCCTGATTGGATTTTATGCACCCAACGAAATAAGGCTGTGGTTTAAAAATGAGTGATCCTTTAATTGTGCTTGAACCGGCTTTGTCATTGATTTGGATTTGATTAGCCATAGTGAGTTCCAGGTAATTCTTAATGTCGCTTTCAATATCTTCTGAATATTCGAGATAATCCCGAATGTCTATTTCCTGTAAATAAGTATCTCCGTTTCGATTTGATGGATCGTCTGGATGTGATAATGGATGATCGATTTCTATTTCCCCGATCTTGTTTTCTGCCCGCAGATACATTTCAAAATGTTCAAGCGGAATTTCTGTTGACCGGGCATCATCGAAGTTGGAATAATCCACCTCAATAATTTTTCCGTTGATTTCGTGGTTATGAATGGTTATTTGCATTATCTTTGCTTTTGATAGATTAACTAATTCATTAGTTAATAGAAAGCCTCATTTGCCGTGAGGCTTTTTTATGCCCTCTGCATTTTTAGCGGTTGATTGTGTTTGTTCGTCAGGAATTTTATCCTATTCCGGATGTGAGCAAATGCCACCTGATGATTTTCTTTAGGAAGGCTTTCGATTTGCTTCTGAAGGTTATACATATCATCCAATTTTAAAGCGTGTCTGATCGCATATACTATTTGGTGGAAGTCCATTGGTTTTACTGTTGCTGTAGCTGTCATTATTTATGATGTTTAGATTATTTACTTCTTTTTATCACTCAATACCCAAGGCATTAAGAGTGCGGTTATTAATAGGATTAGGTTTGTCATTTCTTCGAATTTAGCGGTAGATATTACCTCTGCCGCCCTTAGTTAAATATGAGTAAGTGTGCCAAGTGGCGTGTGTGTGACTGATCCGGGTGTCGCTCCCGTCCAACATCCTTGTACTTTGGATGCCTGCCTCGTTGGCTTCAGTCTCCCCTTTGTCGTCTTTTCCTCTGTGACTATAATTGCGCCTACCACAATGTCAAATGTGTCACTTCGCAATTCAGAGTAATAAGATTTTGAGGTTGGTCTCACTTCTTCGTGGTTAGTTGTTATTTCTTTAAAAAGCAGCCTGAATAACTTTTTACCCCGACTGCTTGGTCTTATTAAGTCGTGCATTCCGATACTCAATAAGAGAACTTCTCTAAATAATATTCTTAGTGGCCTCGTTTGGCTTTCACTGTGCGGCTATCCATATATTCGTCTAGCCACTCTTTTTTAAATCTTAGATCTCTCCCTAATCTGCTACTTGTGATCTTATTATTTTTTAATAATGCAGCCATAGTGCTATAGCTGATTTTTAAATAATTCATGGCCTCCTCTTTAGTCATAAATGGTATTGGTTCGGCTTTCATATTATTCATTCTTTATATAATTTATTTTAATATGGAATAGTATTTGCATCTGCAAAGCCTTACTGCTTTTGTAAAATTGTGCTTGATTGCTGATGACTTGACAAATGTACAATACTATACAATACAAAACTATACTATACTTATTTATTAACTATTAATTAACAAATGGATTTCGATTTAGCAAATTTTATTGAGGAGCGCGGACTGAAGCAAAAGGATATTGTGGATATTTTGAACGTAAGCAAGGGCGCTGTTTCCAACGTTGTAACGGGTAAGGAAAAAATACCATCAGGATGGGTAGATATTTTACTTTCAGCGGATTTTAGTAATGTTGCCACAACAAAAAAAATAGGATATTCTAAAGAACAGCAATTACATTTAAAGCCTAAGCCGTTTTTTGATTATGAGGTATACGGATCTTTTGATACTGTTATTAGCCACTTGCTTGTCAATGCAAAGCCTAGCGCAATGTATAATATTCCGTATCTCAATGGATGCGATTGTTATTTAAGGCTTTCCGGGGATAGTATGTATTCTAAATATTGCCACGGTGACATTTTGGCTTTGAAGCGGATTTTTAACTTAACCGATTTTATATTAAATGAAGTTTATGTGGTTGTAACGACAGGTGACCATCAGAACACAACAAAATATATTCAGCAAGATCCTAAAAATGAAGATAGATGGCTTTTAGTCGCATATAATCCGAAGGCCGGAGCTCCACAATCAATACCAAAAGAAAACATACTTGAACTCTGGCAAGTTATGGGGGCGGTTAAAATATAATTTGTAATTTTGTCAAAATTCGAATATCATGAAAAAAATATTTACTTTCCTTTCACTTGTATTACTTATTTCATCATGCGCACCAGAAGGATCTGGTCGTGTAAGTGATGAAATCCCATTTTGCTGGACTTGCTATTTTGATAGTAAAACAGACTCGTATTCAGAAGATCTCTGCGGGTACACTCAATCAGATATTTACCGTTATGTTCGGAAAAATTCCGTCAATGGCTATTTTGTAGAATGCGAACAAGAATGACCATTTCGTTAAGTAATAATGAAAACATAATGAAAGGAATCTTTTGTTTCTGTAAAACCCAATAATATACGCATCTTTAAAAATATAGGGTAATCCCAGCGGGATCACTAAGGCCTCTTGTGTTTACAAGGGGCCTTTTAGTTTTCATGCGGCTTTGATGTATTTTTCTATACTTTACTATTTTATATTATGTACCTTTACAATGAAAATATAATGAAAGAATAATGAAAATGTTAAAAAGTGAGAATATACCCGTACCTCGACACTAGATTTACAAAGCGCAACGGGCTGTTTACTATAAAAATAGTTATTGACAGCCTGGTAGATGGTAAGCAAAAGCAGAAGCACATAAACACCCAGATAGAAATAGAAAAGAAGTATTGGAAAGACGGCAACCTGTTGAGATCATGCCCTGATTATCATTTTATAAATTCCTTTTTGACAAATAAGCTGGCTGAACTTAGGACACAGCACATTGTATCATTGGCATCAGGCAAGACATTATTTGAAGCGATCGACAATAAAAAGCCATCAACATTTGAAGCATTTGTTTTAGACCGGGTCAAATACTATGAGAGTATTGGCAAAAAGCAATATGGCAATAGGTTATTGAGTGTTTTTAAGGAAAATAACGGAATGCAAGCTGAAGAATACCATAGTTGGTTGATCAAAAAAGGTAATGGACCAAATATGATATTTAAAAAATTTAAGTATTTGAGGCAGCTTTATGACAAATTTGATCCAAGCGGAAAGAATCCATTTAAAATTACTATCAAGCAGGTCCCGGTAAATAGGGTAAAACTGTCGAAAGAAGTAATGCACCGGATGGAAGAGATAAAACTTGATGGAACTCTTGACTTTACCAGAGATTTATTTTTATTCTCATATTACTGCAAGGGAATGAGGTTTCAAAACTGTATAGATGTAAAGAAGGAAGATATCAGGGATGGCCGGATCTATTTTCCAAAAATAAGCAAATCAAATAAACCCATTTCAGTAAAAATACATCCAAAGCTGCAGGACCTTATAAATAAGTATAAATCAGATGATGAAAACTTATTCCGTCTCTTATCAAATAATGAGGTTAATGTAAATTTAAAAGGGATTGCCCTTATGCTCGGTATTAAAGAAAAGCTTTCGTTCCATATCGCGCGGCATAGTTTATCTATGAACTTAAAGCGGTCCGGGATTTCTACAGATGTTATTTCAGATGTGCTTGGTCACGGCGATACAAAAACTACTCAGGATTACTTAAATGCCCTGGATGATGAATTGCTTGATCCGGCGCTCGACAACTTCTATTAAACCTCCACCACTCGAACCTTCAATCCATATTTTACCGCCGTGTCGATCATGTTTTGTGTCCCGGCCGATCCACTGTGAAAAGCGATGAGGTGTGTTGCTATTCGTGCCATATCTTCATTTCTTCGAGGTCCCGCACTTTTGCCAAGTTTCCAATTTGCAGGAAATGGATGAACCTTGTATCCTTTTTCTTCTGCGTACCTTTCACCAAGTCCATCAGCTCCGAATACTTTGATGTGATCTTTTGTTCGGAATGTTTCAGTTCCGGTTGAGCATCTGCCTGATATTATTTCTATTGGCGGTTTGGCATTAGATAAATAATAATCAAGTTTTTCCTTGAGTAGATCGTAATTTGTGAAGTAGCGGGAACCTGCGATTATTAGTTTCATTCGCAAATATAAAAAAAGCCGCCCATTTCTGAACGGCCTTCCCAAAACTATGCTGTTTTTCAACAGTATGCCTTAATAAGTTATCTGTGTTGGGTCATACAAATGTTGGCTTTTCATTTCCACTGCAGCTTTATTTTGCTGGTAAAATCCAAGCATGACCGATAATGATTCTATCCTCCCAGCCTGATCTGCAAGAATACCCTTAATGCTTTCTATCGAATCAAACACATCAATGACTTTGCCATTTTTTTCAAGTGTTAATGGAGGACAATCACCCACCTTTACAGTACCGCATGTAGTGTATAAGAAATTTGGCTTTTGCTTTTCCAACCAATTTGTTACATCTGCATGATGCACTCCATTCAATCGATCCTCCAATGGCATATACCCGGGTTCCGTATTGAACATTTGTTTGCGTTCGCTGCTTAATAAATAATTTCCAAAATCCACTAAGTCTTTCTGATTAAATTGAGTTACCATTTTCTTATTTTTTCATGGTAATTGCAATATTGCGTTTTTGTGTAGGCTATCCTACAATTGTATCTTTCATGATTCTATATGTTACTTTCACTCCCCAAAATAGTGGGATTCTTATTTACTTATCCACAACGCCAATAAAAAGCCAACAACGACACTACCGCCACCGATAACTATATTTTTACTCCTGCGCTGTCTGTTTATTTCGTTATTCATGTTCGATATTGTATTCTGCATTTCCTTAGTGCTGCGGTCGCATTCATTTACGACCCGGATATAAGAAGCAATTGCCTTGTCTTTTTCTCTGATCATTGTATCTTTTTCGATAATGATCTTTGATTTGTAATAGGAAATACTATCCGTCAATGTCAATTCTGCCCTGCAATTATTCAGCAACTTGGTTTTTGTGTCAAGTTCGATCAGCTTTTTATTGATAAGGCTAAGATGCTTGAACGAAATACCTACATGAGTTGCGCTAATCTGTTTCGGATAATCTACTTTATTCTGTTTCGGATAATCTTTCTTGCTCGATGATCCAGTCTGTGAGAAACCCGATTGCAGCAGAAGAGTCAAGCTTATTATAAGCATTAATTTTAGCCTCATGATCCCTTTCAATTATTTGAGTGTTATAAATTAAATTTCGTTTGCGTGCTTCCAAAGCCTTAATTGTAGTGTTTGCTGTATCTATTCGCAACCCGGCTATCTTTAGCCGCTCATTGATCAGTTTGATATCTTCTGTATGTTCCTGGACTACCGTAGATACTTCCTCTGTGTCGTATGAGTTTCTAAATGACTTATAGCTATTGATTGCCAGTACAACTACTAAGCAAATAACCACCACCCACCCCCTACTTTTGTTTGTTACTAAGAATTTCATCGTTATAAAATTTTAAGTGAGGTAATATTTAAAGGGTAGTATGCTTTTAAATGTTGACATATGTAGTTCCCTTGATAAAGTCTTTTTTATTGTGCTTTGCAAGGAGCTTTTGCCATGTGTAACCATAATCATATTGAAAGTGAGGTGCATCAAACAGCGTTTTAAAATTACCGCCCCAGAACCAACCTCTTGAAATCAAAAAGTCAATAACAGTTCGCCAATCAGATTTTCCGTTTTTGTCACCATCCCTTTTTTGGTCGTAACTTGCTTCTTCAAAAACACCGTCACCATTTTTATCATAAAGCATGACAATATCGAACGCAAGCCCGTAGTTATGAATTGATTGCCCGGCATCCGCATTTGTCACTTTCGAACGTTTCAGAAACAATTGATGCTGTTCTGGAAAAGTCCTTAAGGAATAGGTGATCCGCAAACGGACGCCCTTTCCAAGAAGTTTATTTGCATCCGTATAATCTTGTATTGCTTTTGCCCTTAATTTAGGGTGCATTAATTGTAGTCTTTCTAATGATATTTTGTCCATTATCCTTCTATGTTTTCAGGGTTATCAATTGTTTTTTCGTCTGAAGGCGTGGCACCTCCTTCCACTTTTTCTTTACTAATATTCGGCTTATGAGAGTCGATAAAGTCTGTGATTGCGGTAAGCATACTGCTTTTTAAGTCTCCCGATTTATTAGCATTGGTAATTGTCATTCCAAGTAGAGCGCAAGCTAATACCATAAATAAGCCTTCTCCAATCCAATTAGCAGAAGGTTCTGCATCTTCAATCTGAAAGGCTATTAATAGCAATGTCCAGTACACAATCATATCTCTCGTGCATTTCATGAACTTGGTCCATGTAAATTCCGATGGTCTTGCTTTCGCTGCCCGCCTTGCCCCAAATATCGCATCGGCCAAAACAAGTACACCTATGACAATGAACTTCTTATGATTAGGAACTATGACCAATTCCAAATAACTTATCATAATCCCTGCCACAGCTGAGAAAATGGTGCTTATTGAAAGCTCAAAATTTAAAATTGCAACCTTGTACGACATTATCTTCTTTTACATCCAATCCCCAAGCTTACCATCCGCAACACTTAATTGCTTAATGGTATCAAGTCCTTTTTTTGTGAGTTCCGGGAAGAAATCAGAGATCATATTTCCCTCAATTGTTTGCCCTCCGATGTATGTTTTATCACCTCCGAAGTTGATGTTCGCTCCGTCAAGCGTTCTGACTTGCTGCCCCTGCTCATTGTAAATTGAGATCACTACGGTGCCAGATCTTTGATTTGGATCAATGGTCTGATACACTAATCCGATAGAGCTTTTTTCTTTGAAATAAATTACGGCACTACTTCCATCATGCTGAGGAATTGCCAGGTCTTTTTTTAGTTGATACATGGTATTTGTTTTTTATTATTTGAATAATTTATCCCAAAGAAGATAAACCGAACCGCCCATTTGCGATGGGTATTTACTTGTTTTTGCCTTGTCGATCGGATCAAAATTGAATTTTACAGTTTGCTCTAAGATTTTAATTTGTTCTTCACGCATAAAAATCCCGCCCTTATTTGTCCATACCTGATTTCCGTCTTTTTCTTCAACATATTCAGGATTTGCTTTTGCATTATCGGCAAGTAGCCTCAATTGCGTTTCGGTTGTTTCGTGCTCAAGTTCAAAATTGCGCAATGGCGTGTACAACTCAGTGCTGTCTGTGATGTCCTTAAAGTCTTTCAAATGTGGCTTTATACCTGCGATGATATCCCCGAGTTCTGATCTTTTTAATTCAAACTCTTTGTTGCCTGTTAATTTTACTTTCATTGTTATAGTTTTGGTTAAAAAATTATTTATCCTCTTGGTGTAAGAATAATTTTAGCTTTTGTAATCGTAATATTTGACCCGGTGCACCCTACATTTATACTTGCATAATCAGTGGCGTTTACACCTGATATTAATTCTGCTCCTTTTATTCTATTTGTTCCTATTACTCCTGTGGATTGCGCTGTTTCAAACAAAGTTCCCCCATTGTTTAATCTTAGTTCGCATGTAACCAATGGTGTTCCGGCTGTTGTATATTCTATCTCATAAAATGCTATTACCTCACGCCCGGCAATTCCAAACTGAATCTTAACATCGCCCGTTGTTACATCATAACTAAAGAGAGAATTTGTAGAAGACCTATTCGTGTTGAATGTAACCCTTGAGTTTCCCGCTCCCGCTGTTCTTGGTTCAGATGTGGTTATGTATACTTCACCACCATCATTCTGAATTATTCTGATAGGCATTGACCTTAATCCTCCGGCGCTTGAAGTGAATAAAGCATTTAATGCAGGTGTAATAGGTGTGTCATCTCTTGTGTTTAGGTATTTTGGTAAAGTCAAATCATTGGTAGTATTACCAATTTCCACAAAAGACCCCGCAATTTGACGAACCATGTATCTAACTGCACCGCCAGAATCCAATCCACGCAAACCAACACTTAATGCAGTGAAGTCTAAGTCAGATGAAACCCCTGCATTTCCAATTAGTGATAAAGTGTAGGCGCTTGACCCTGTCGCTCCAATCCTTACCCTTCCTGCCCTTGCAATGTGCTGTCCATTGCTGGTTGCTGCTACTCCTGTTGTTTGATCGAACCAAACGTCACCATTTGCGACAATGCCTAATGATGCTATTGTTCTGGACTGAATTGTTCCGCTACCCGAACCACTACTTGTAAGTATATTTACTGATGTTGAAGATGTTGGAATAGAATCAATTGCTAAATCGCCTCCGATGTGAAGTTGTGAAGTTGGAGCAACTTTATTTATACCTGTGCGCCCGTTGGTTAAAAGAATTGTCAATCTTTCAAGTGTAGTTCCTACTGCATCGTCTACCAATCTAAACCTACCATTCATAGTAGATGCGTTATTTCCTGTTTGAAATAACCAATGTGATCCACCCGTACCGCTGCTTATAAATCTAAAGAGTGAAGTACTTGCGCCTGATGGACTCCCTTCATGTACCCTAAAATCAGCTCCTCCTGTAGTTCTGTATAAGTGTATTCCCCCTGCTGCCGTTATACCCGTCCCTACCAATAGATTTCCTGAACTGTCAATGGTTGCAACTTGGGTAGGAGACACCCCTGTTCTAAACATTATTCTGCCATAACCGTACATGTCTGTAGTCCAAGCAGTACCATCATATGAGTTTCTTAAGTATCCAAATGTTGATCCACTTGCAGTAAGATTGATATTAACTCCATTCCCTGTATTGTTTTCTAATGTAAGCAGCGTTTGCATCCCTGCTGTGTTCTTAGTTATATTTACTGTGTCACCTGTGGTTGTCGGACTCAAAACTGTTCCTGATCGCTGCCAATATTGAGCCGGGTATGTCAAAGTTGCTTTATCCCACTGTGTGCCATCCCACATAATAACCTGTCCAAGCGTTGCACCGTTCTGCTGCAAATCACTTGTCTGTAATTGCCTCCAAAATGGCGTGCCACTTGCGCCCCAAGGTGCAGCAAAAACTAACTTTTGAGGCAATGTCGGAAGCGAAAATGTTAAATCAGGTATTGTGGTAGGATTCGTTACATTGACTGAAAATAAATCATATGTACCTGCATTAAGATCCTGTGCGCTAAAATTGGTAACAGTCCCTGTGTTTGTGGTATAGCCTTGCGCTGTCACCCAAGATCTTGAAGCTATTTGATACCAAGAACCGGGGATACCTATTGAAAGCCTGTACCATGCAGAATCATGTGTATTTTCTGCTGAGAATATCTTAAAATCATATGCAGCACCCCTACCCATCGTAAGCAAATATCCAGTGTCCGATACAGGTGTATTGCTGTATCCCGAACCTATTCCAATAATGGATGTCGTTGATACAGTATTTAAGTTGACACTTGTTTGAGTTGAACTATACTGCGCATCCGTAGTATTTAATGCGACAAAATCTCCTATAGCATAATTTTGAGCTGTTACCCATTGCCTCGATGCAAATTGATACCAAGAACCGGGGATACCTACAGATAATCTATACCAAGACGAATCAACTGAATTCTCAGCGGTAAATATTTTGAAGTCGTATCCTGGACCTTTGCCTAAAGTCAATAAATACCCCTGATCTGCAACGGGTGTATTGCTATATCCTGAACCAATTCCTAATGCTGAAGTCTTATGGATTGTATTTAAATCAACCCCTGTTTGATTCACATTATAAGCCGCATCTGCATCTGTAAGCGCTACATATTTACCTGTTGGGTCAGCATAAGCATTTGATATAGTAATATTTGGGTAGCTACCTGTGACATTTATTCCTGTGCCAGCTATAATATTTACAGGAGCTCCCCCACCGCCTGCCAATTTCTTGGCATTCCCCAGCACATCAATTATCCATTGATCACCTGCGCTGTCTGTAACATATTCATTTAGATTAGATACATTTCCTGTGAGCATTGGTATATACCCAAGATCAACATTATTGACCTTTAATCCCACAAAATCATTTACTGCACCAAGATCAAATTTCCAATTTCCTGATGGCTCCGCAATATCGTACACCTGTGAGTAAAACTGCGTTGACCGGGTTAAATCGGGTATGTCGTCGAAGCGTTTAGGCTGTTTAAAATTACAGCCACATCCTTTTTTTCCACATTTCTTGCACATTATAGACCCCATCCGCCCCCGCTCGGTAATGTATTGTCTGTAATGGTAATTGTACCATCAGCGACCATTATAATAAACACCTGTGGTGTACATTCGCCACAACAAACTTCTAAGAAATAAAGTCCGTCATCTTCCGGGGTGTATTCTTCTTCATCACCTACGACTGTTTTTACTCCACCATCCACATATGACCATTCATAAGTCGGTTCTGCACATCCATCAACCGAAGCAGTTAATGTTCCGCCATCGTTAGTTACATCTGCGCCAAAAGTTGCACAATCGCCGCACATAATATGATTTCTACTAAATCTTACAGTACAATCGCCATCTGTTACATCAACATAATAAAATCCACTTTCTGTTGCAGTATATTCCTCTAATGTTGCGCCGGGAATAGAAGTTATAGTATCATCTATTTGAATATACCATTGATATGTCATGCCTTCTGCCGCACCATTAAAAGATAGAATATTTCCATCCTTATCAATATTCCCCTCTATTATACATATATCTGCTTCTGAGACAAATAGTGTGCTTGATGCCTCGCAATCGCCCTTGTTTACTGTAACCCTGTAATATCCTTCTCCTTCAGTCGCTATTTGCTCCTGATCAGAACCCAATGCAGCCCATGAAGAGCCGTCTTCAGAATATTCCCATCCATAAGTATCAACCGGATCATGCATTGCCGGGACACTCGCATCTAATACACCGGCAGTATTTGTTATTGATACAGCAAAGCCTGTACATGGATCCAAATAAACTATTGATGCCCCTTTTTTACAAGCTCCTACACTGTAATTTACTGTAACAGTACCGTATGCCGGTGGCACAACAGAAGTAAGATTATTTCCCAAATTTATAGGAGATCCGCCACCATAAGGGGCAAATGTCCATACTGAAGAAGGTGATCCGAAAGGATTATCGACAGTAAGCTCTATTGTCCCATCATTATTTTCAAGTGATATGCTTAATAAATCACAAGCCTCCGGGTCTGGTGGGTCTGGCGGACAGTCATCTTCATATGGGGCCTCCTGATAAACATTTTCATTGCAACAAGGCGTTGTTCCTGTGGCAGGCAGTGTTGGCATTTCAAAAGAAAGCGTCATGTACCAATAATTGCCATCCCCTATATTCTGCTCCTCATCATCTTCAATTTCAACATTTTTTATAACCCGGTTGGTCCATGTAGTTTCAAAGTCGATGCGAAGCTCATCATTCTCGGAAATCATTTTATAGAGTGCACCCCTTACGGATGTATCGATATTAAATGAAAACTTCATTCTCGGAACTACAACCCTGCTTTTTAGGTTTCTCTGCTCAAAATCATTTTCATACATTTCCTCTGAAAGCCTAAAATCCGGATCACCTATTTTTGATATGAAATAAATCGGATCGTTGGTAGCGCAACTTTCGGCACCTTCATATAATTTTACATTTTCATTGCCGCAAAGAAACTCCTGCTCAATAGAAGCGGTTATAAGACCCGGCGGAAACTCGTCAGTGCCGGTATTAAAGTACCGCCCCGTCGATTGTGTTATCGTAGATTTAAATATCGGATTGGGCATCAGTTGAAGATTAAGTTTAACTTTAATTCTCTTGGCGGATCGGTAATTGTAACCTCCGCAATTTCACCCCACCCCATTTGGGATTTAACCAAAATGTCCGGCTTGAAATTATACACGTCCTCGCAGCATATAGGTACAGCCAGAGGTATCTGTTTTCTCTTTTTGGTCTCCGTTTTGAATGTCGTGAATGTTTCGTCCAAGTATCCTTGAATGATTGGTCGCTGCCAATAGTGTAGAATGGATAAATTAGGGAAAGACAAATAATCATTTACCCGGACAGTGTCATTTTGCTCAACCAAAAAACCATTTTCGTCTACAAGTGCCATGAATATTCCGTCTGACTCTTGGAACTCCGTATATTTCTCGCTGATATATCTAAGGTCTGTATATAACCTTTCTGTATATAGATTTGATTCTGTTGAATTATCCCCGGTACATGAACCGAAATAATCTATCTGCATTCCAAAGGTTTTACTGAAATCCTGTGACCAGCCGAATTTTTCTACGGATGGAATATTTTCTGTATCAAAAGAAAATTTATGGCCACCACGAATATACTTTACAAGCTGATCTGATGTAAGGTCAATTCTTCTTTCTAATATGAAATAAGATATGTGCTCAATTATAATAGTTTGTGTGTCCTCATCAAATCCATATCCAAGATTAAACACCTTTTTAAGATCAGTAAGGAATTGCAAGAATGTGATTCTGGCAATGGTCGCCTCGGTGCTCGTGTCTAAGCTGTCAATATCATAAACAAGAGGGTAAGAAATATCTGTTATTTGCCAAAATGCAAGTTTCCAATTTTCGAACAAGTAAGTAGCCAGAACATACGCTTCATTATCCGGGCTATCACCAACGGGATTGATGTTGAAAAAGTTGGATTTAATAAGCATGCCCTGGCAATTGGTAAAGCCAATAAACATGTCAAAAATATCCTCTAAAAATCTACCATTTTCGTATCCCCAATTCTCTGGAGGCGTTCTTCTATAATATAAAAATGTTCCGGCTTCATAAATAGGTCTTTTTCGATTCCAATTAGGCGAATTCGTCTCAAAATCATAAGCAAGTTCCACAGTTGTGTCCGGCGGTTTCGCCCATCCTCCTGTAACTACGGTCCATTTATCTAAATCAGGAGGTGCTACAGATGAAAACACCCTATACCAATATGTTTCTATTCTATATCCCTGGATATCTACTTCTAATTGTCCCCCTTGATCACCTGAGCTTATTGCAGTAACCAGGTAATTAGTCTTTATTTCAGTCCACTGTTGCGCAGGGTCGATAGTTATGCTATTCGGGATGTCTTGATATGCTGGAGGCAATGAAAGGAACTCGTCCGGGGTTAACGATGCCTCAACGGGGATGTAACCATCAATTATTTCATAAACTACATCGTAATAACATTTTTGCTTTTGGAGCGTGCCAAATCTCTTTAGCCATACATCGCCATCAGAATTTAAAAGGTTGGATCCTTTCTTTTCATTGAGAATACACCAAAGTGGATGAACATTGTGAACTTCTGCCACAACTTCGCACTTATCAAAGTCCCATACACATTTATTTATCCGGAATTCGCACTTGTAAAAATTCTCAAAAGATCCGACTCCGCATTTACGCTGAATATAAAATTCCCTTACTATACATCTATCCGTATAGTCATATTCAGCCTTTAGGATATCGAAATCAAAGATGCCTTTTGCTACGTCATTTCTGAATGTAAGCTTGGTAGACAATTCTTTTCCCCATACGCCAAGCTCATTATCTTTTGACCACCTCCATTCAAGTTTTTGCTCCATTGGCGTGAGCTGCCAAAAGCCATTTTCCGTATCAGTATTATATACTTCCAGAATAAACCTATATGTATCACGTAGTAATGGGAACATGGGGCAATAGTATGATACTGACCTATTATTTTAGTGACAGCATTGTCACATTAATAACCCTGAGTTTTCAATCTATCAAAATACTCTTTTGAAATAGGCATTAACCTGTGACGACAATTGTAGCCGCCGACGTTTAAAAATGGATCGTACGGGCTTGATTTTCCTTCCCATGTTAATTTTCTCCATGATTCGACTTGTTTTTTAGTGAATGCCTTTCTGTTTCTATGTTCGCAAAAGTCCCGGCTCCTTTGTACCAGGCCGCCTGTAAATCTGTAATAATTATCCAGATCTAACCCCTTTGCCATTTCCTCCACCACGAAACGATCTCCCTCCATGAAGGTATCATTCAGCTCAGTTTTAATGTGAGAAAGCGCTTTTGTGTCTTTAACGAACCATTTATTTATGTCCTTTTTTAATTCGACATAATTTTTGCCCTTCAGTACCTCCTTTAGAATAACTTTCCTGGCACGGATTGCATCTTTGCGCCTGACGGACATTTTGTCAAATACCTTTGCCCGCTTCATCATTTTAGGGAGTGTAGATTTTTCAATATTTTCTACCCTTTTCCGCTCAATATCAAATGCCTCAAAATATGGTGATGAGTTAGGTATCAGAGTTAGGTAATCAGCAATGGAAAGTTTCGCTAACTGCGACAAGTCAATACTTGGCATAATTGTGATCACTTTATTGAGTAGTGCCATATTGTGCGCATTTCTCAATATCTTTCCCGTGTCGTCCATCTCAAGTTTAGAAAGCACTTCCTTATCAATCCTTTCAAACATGGAAGCACTGACCCGGGTCAAACGCATAAGCAAACGTTTATCAAGTTCGTCAATAAACTCCTGTTGCTTTAGGGTAATTCTATCAAATTGCCCTGTCGTCAACTGCTTCAGCTTTTACATCGTACTTAACTATGATTTCATCAACTGCCTTGTCAATAAGTTTTTGCTGAATGGCAATATCCTTTATTTTATAAAAATTGAGCGGCTGACCTCCATCTGTTTTTTTGGATTCAATATTCCGTTTTACTTCTTCGAAATAAGTATAAAGAACACGTTTTTTATCCGTTACCGGAACCTCAACAAGCAGATTTAGCCTTTCTGTTACACCTATTTCTTTCCATGGACGGAACATTTCCCAGGTTCTTACCCATAACACATTGTCGTGATCACCTTGAGATTGTTTTACTAAGATCTTGGTATCAATATTTTCAATGGCCGGATAAGGGAGACCGGCATCCAGCGCATTTTTTCGCATTGCGATCAGCTGATCAAGCGTTTCAAGCTGGAAATCTTTAGGGTATTCATGATTAACATATAGACCCTTATCGACACCCATGTATATAGCACACTGTTTTAGAGTCTGCTTATACAGTCTTGAAAAATTGGAGCCGTGCTTGTACAGAACTGCATTGATATTATCAAGGTCGATAACCTTTTCCGTTGCGGTAACATTCTGCTGAATCTCTGACTTGTCGACCAACTGAGTATTCAGAATGGTTATTTGAAGATCTTCAATACAGCGATCAATGTTTTCTCTTTGCTGTTCAATTATTTCTACCGGAATTTTGACATAATGCACCATCTCGGTAAGCGGAATATGCTCTTCCTTGCCGTCCGGCTTTCTGACAATTATTACATCTTGTGGCGAAATGTGAATTTTGAGGCCTACACCATCACATGAAGGACACTTTCTTTTACTTCCTTCATATCCGAGATATCCTTCATTGCACCTTACTATTTCTTCACCGTCATTCTCTTCATACAAACAATCATTACCCATTTGTATTTTCTGAAAGAATCCGTGCAAGGCCATTGAAAGATCATATTCAGATCCGTCATTGATCAGCCTTTTGAAAATCTTCATTGCCGGCTGCAATATTGAAACAAATGTCCTCCTACCGGTTTTTACATCCCTGATATACCCCGCCTTAAATACAGGAGTTACCTTTGATTTTGTTTCAGAAACGGTAAAAACAAACTTTCTGCCATCTTCTACCGTAAAGGTAAACTCAGGCTTTGCTGTTTCGCCTTCTTCCATCTGCTTTGCGACAATACTGATATCAGGAGCAAGCATTGTGAACTTATCAAGCGTATTGGTAGCGTCAGCTGCAATCACTTTTTGGCGGGCAATGAACCAATCAACAGTATTAATGGTTTCGCTCCATCTGTAAACCTCTGATGATGGAAATTCAACCGGATATGGGACATTTATGCCATCAACCTTTTTAAAGTTGATCATTAGCCAGGCATTAGGATCATAATAGGAATTAAACTGAACGAACTGATGTAGATATTCAGATAGGCTTAATCCTTGATAAAATTCTGCCTGAATTCCTGCAATCTTAGACTTGTCCGCTGCATCATTTTCGTAATAAACATTATCCACTACATTGTCAACCCTTTTTATTTTATCGGTAAGGGTGACGAATCTGTTTGCTTCTGCCTCAGTCCGGCTTATGGTTATATCAACTCTCTGATTTTTCTGATCCGGTGTTTCTCTACTGCGATACGAAAGAACCATTTTTTCCTGTCCGTCACCGGTCATGATAGCATGATAATCTTTTGCAAGTTCAACCGTTCTGCCATAATCCTGATGTGGCTTATTCTCGCTGATCGCTTCTTTAAAAATGTCGAATAATTCCTGAGTCGTCATATTATGATTGTTTCATTTTTAGCCATTTTCCCCAATTGTAGCACACAAATCCATCCGTAGCATCGGACATGTGACCATATTTCTCTACCATCTCGCCCTCAACGTCCACCTTCTTTTTTGATTTTGCTCCGTTGATATCCTCTTTCTGATTTTCAAAGTCTGCAATAGTATATTTGCACTTCTGATCTATTTTTATATCTACCGGATATTTTCCACGAAATACACCATTCATAAATTCCCTTCTGCCAATGGTTCCCTTCCCGGTTGCGTTGTGTCTTGGGTTTTGTCTCAATAATCTAAGGCTTGATGTTTTCACCAATCCGGAAAGTTCTTTTTTTACCACATTGAAGTAATTTTGAACTGATCTTATTGGCATGCGTGAATTTCCCGAAGAGTCACCATAGACAAATAAACCCGGACCACATAGATGCTCATAATCTCTGCGGAATGCATCGCATATGCTCTCAATGTCATTTTTTGGGGCTTTCATTGCATACTCATCAATACACCTTGCTTCATCTCTCTGGCCTCTTGGTATAACCTGCCAGACCTGCATCGTCATATAAGGCTTTACGTTAAAATCGAGTGAGATATGTAATGGCAATCCAGATACATATGGATAATGCCCTATGTGCTTAACTGCCGAAAATGAGCTGTAGTATTCTGATCCGGACTTCGCAAACGGAGATCCGTAAACAAGTCTTTCCGCTTCATCTTCTGTTAAATCCGCAAGCCTTTCTGAAATATAGTTCGATGGAAGGTTTTTTGCATTGTGATAAGTCGAGGCAATTACTACATGCCTGTTACCGATCATTGCATCAAAATAATCCGTGTCCGAATAAATGGATTTTACTATTTCTTCCCGGTGATCATCAAGTTTGAAATAGGTATTTAGCCAATCAACTCTACCAGGTTTAGTAAACACATAAAGAGGATTGCACGGCTCAGTTCCGGTACTTGAATAAGGAAATCCACCTGAGCGGTCAATATAAACTCCTTCCTGTCTTAACCTTGCAGTAATTACCGTTCGGAGCGCATCTTCTTTTGTGTCTGATGTTTCGTCAAGTAATGCCCATGCAACGGTACGTCCTTCAATAGCCTCGTAATTATCGAGGGATGCAAGCATGACCACCGCACCATTTTTGAAATATATTTTATTGTGGTTATTCAGGAAGGTGTGCCCGTGATCTGTAAAGTGTTCCGGAGGTTGCTTATTAAACACAAAGCATCCATCTGGATTTACCTTCGTAAACTCCGATACACCCATTGTGCGCCACATGGAAAATATTTCCTTTAGCGTTGAATCCGATAATTGATTGTAGGTATTTGCGGCAATAAGACCAACTGCTGATGGCAAATAGGAAACAAAGCAATAAGACAATCCAGCCATTATTGCAGTCTTTCCAATACCCTGACCGCCCATGAATAGGTTACGTGATGCCGGGACTGTAAGAATAGAGGTTTGCGGCCTACTATATTCTATCGTCGGATGCGGCGCTTCCTGTACTGCTGTTGACAATAATGATGTTCTTTAACTGATTAATCAGCGAGGTATGCTCCCGCCTCAATAAAAGTGCATCATCTTCGAAGTCGAGGTTTTGTCGTAGTGTCTTATTGGCTTTGCGTGATAATCTGTGATACTGTGCTTTAAGAGCCGTGAATGCAACATCATCTTCTGCAATGCAAAAAGCACGCTGAAACTCTATGATGCCCTCTTTGAGATTACCGCCTTTTTTGCGGAACCCCTCCACGAACCCGAAAAGTAGCAAATCAACACGTCTAAAATCATAAGACAGTAGTTCCCTAGCCTCCATATTAAAGGTTTTAACAAAGATATGATTATTTTGGTGATATGAGAAAATTTATTCATATTTTGGTAATATTCTCATTATATTTGCATTATGGCCGCAAATAATGGATCGCCGCAGATTGAAAGGCTTGCAAAAGCAAGAACTAACTTTGCTAAATTAGCAGTTAAGGCAGTGATGCAGGTAGCCATTGATTTGAATGCTAAGATTGCGGATCGTGTCCAAAATGAGGGCAAAAATGCAGAAGGCGAAGATTTCGGAACCTATGCCACAATGACCCAAGAGTACAAGAAGAAAAAAGGCCATGATCTGGCACCATTCCCACAGGTAAATTTTACAGATACCGGACAGATGTTCAACAGCATCCGACCGGAAATAAAAAAGCAATCAAATTCAGAAATAGTAGTTGAGATTTCTGCTCATGGCGCATTCAATAAGTTTAAGATGGATAAGAATGTAGACAGGTTCGGAACAATCATAGAGGCATCACCTGACGAATTAAAAGAAGCTTTTGAAGATGTCGGAATTGCAATAGGCAGAGAAGTTGATCGAAATTTATAAAAACGTATGGCAGAATTAAGACACTTATCAACAATCACCAGAGAGGAAATGATGGATGTTACACAGGCATTAAATGCAGGGATGACACGACCGGAAGTTGAAGAAATGTATTCTGATGGATTTATTGAATCAACATATTCTTATGAAAATGCGGCACGTGAAGATTTTGACCAAATAGAACTTGACTACCTTATTGCAAAAGGATTTGATGTAACGCCAATAATGAATAAATGATCGAAGTATATCCATGTGGAACCCTTGTTGATATTCCAATTGCGGGAGGCATCCGAGGACACATAACAGAAGTAAATATTATCTGTGAATTAGTTTCATACAATGTGATGTACTTCAGTGACGGGCAAAAGCAAACAGTCTGGCTGTACGAATATCAATTTAATGTTTCCAAAGCTGCAAAAACGCCAATTGGATTTAAACAACTTAACCCATGATCCTATTCCTCCTTATCCTAAAACTATGCACTACTCCAATGCTTCCTGAGAGTGCGCCAAAAGTGATAAAAACGGAGCGGACATTGACAAGGTATGAACGAAGAAAAATGAGGAGATGAGTGAAATTAACAGATGCGAAGATCTTCCAAAAACATTACCTGAAACCCATGATCCAAATGTGATTGATTTTGACATGTACGGGGCACCTTGTAGGATTTTTGTAAATACGGGGTACGTTTACCATTGTGGGCAAATAATTGGCAAAGGTAAGGTTACAGATAAAATTGAACTTATATCTATGAATGAATTAGGTAAAAGAATATGGTTAAGATATCGTGGTAAAAAATGGGAAGATTGAGATGAAACAACACAATCCATATAAAGAATCTGAGAGACTTGAAAAAATATACATCATTGTGCTTATGCTATTTTTAATAGGATGGGCGGTATTATTTTGTAGCATATGAGCGACGCAGTACGAAATCCAATGCCATTTACAGACCGTGAAGGCAAAAGAATTTATATGCAAAGTTCTAACTTCAAAAGAAATGAGATTGTTAGAAATGGAAAGAGTGGCTTTAAGGTTACGTGGGATGTTTCTTATGTATATGAAGATGGAACTATATTTTCTTTTGGATTTTCGCCAAAACACGATACAGAATTAAGCGGAGATACATTAGGCAAACTATATTTTTCCGACGAAGGAGCTGAATCAGAAGAAGAATTAAAGGAATGACAGAAGCGGATCACATTCGACGATATAAAAAGGATATTGTTAAACTACAGCAAAGAATTTCAGCAGAGCATCTGGTTAATCAAAGGCTTATAAATCTTTTGCGATTGTGTCACAATCAAGAGCCAAATGGATTGCTGAAAGACATGATAAAAACAGAATTAGAGTCATTAATTTTTCAATATAGAGTAAGATGAGCTTAACAATAATCTTTTCGATAATAATTGTCCATTGGATAGCGGATTTTGTCTTTCAAACTGAATGGATGGCATTAAATAAGAGCAAAGAAAATTCAGCTTTGGGGTGGCATGCATTTGTTTATTCTGCTATATTCTTTATTGCAGGAGTTATTTACGGGGAAATGTACATGGGGGAAGATCGAAGACCTATTGTTTATTTTGCTTTGGTGACTTTTGTATTACACTTTTTAACTGACTATATAACAAGCCGAATAACAAGTAGGCAATTCCGTGACAAAATCTACTATCAAATACCGCCAAAATTAGGTGCATTTGCAGTTATTGGATTAGATCAAGTTATTCATTACGTTTCACTTATTCTCGCATTTAAATACTTTTTATTATGACCACAGAACAAATAAAGGCTAAGATAGCCAAGAAGGAAGCGAAGATTGCAGAATTGAAAATGCAACTTGCAGGGGCAGCACTCCAAAACTTAGGAAAAGCAATAGCCGATCATTTAAAAAATCAGCCACAGCCAAAAGAATCTGCAAGCGGTGGATATGTTCAGAAGGAAGGGGAGCGGGTTATTAATCCGGTTAGCCCAATGCTATTCCCGACCAGAGTTGAGTTATTGGAAAAAAACCACAATTCCCTTTACAATTGGACAACAGATAAAGTCAAATCTATTGAGGATCGCTTGGATAAAATAGAAATGGTAATGCCTCATATTGAATGGACTCTTGAGGACGTTGAAGGAGTGGACACGGGCAAACTACGAAATGATAGTCCGTTCCATAGAATGGAAAGGCATATTTACACCAACTCCACAGGCTCTGCAAAATCATGTAAAACAGATCAATGCAACGTTAAAGATGAGTACGCTGAATTGCTGGAAGAAATAAGATCACAAAATATGGGCTGGGAAAGAGTGGATGACGGATTCTCAACAACTATTATTTTCAAAGCGCCTTCATGCGGCAACAAATTCTAATCTTATGCTAACACTACTCTCACAACACATAGAAAACAAACTGTCAACACTGCCATACTTTGATGTGTGGGGTGGCGTTGTTAAGCCTTTTGAAAGGAAAAAGGATGATGGCACAACTCAAACAGTTCCGCTTTCGTGTGGGCAGGATTATAATGATTGCCTGAATGATCCATACAGATTAATCACTGCTGATGATTCGAAACTTTCGGTAATGTATCTGGAAGCCGCCGATGAAGTAACGCTGTCAAATGATGGCTTAGGAGTCGGCAGAATAGAAACTTCTTTTGATTTGATCGTATGGCTCAATCTGCCAAAGCTTGGATATGAAGATTATTGCGGCGCACAAGCTTTCTTTTCAATGCAGTTTCAGAAATTACTGAACTTTAAGCATAAAGTAAGAGCGGAAAATATTGATATTTCTTATGCAGTTACATCTGATCGAACCGATACGGATAACCCTTTTGAGAAATATGATTATGATGCATTGCGTCTGATCCTACGACCCTATACTTACATTGTGTTAAGAATGTCCGCAATTGGTAGAATTGGATTATCTTGCCTTGATAATTATGAACCTGGAGCAGAAATAGAGTGTTATGATGGAGAAACAACTTAATTATATTGCATGGAAATAAAATTTGAACAAGGAAGCGAAGAAATACTTTGGTTTCCAGATGACTTTAATATACAAGGGGCAAACGTTGAACAAAGCGACGACAACTTATCTGGTGTTTCTACATTCAATATCTTAAAAATAAGAGCAGGGATGTCATCTGATGCGGCGCAATATGGCCTTCACTTCCATATTAAATCTGAAATTATGAGAGGCGACAATACTGAAAGGGTAGATGACTTTGTTTCTACATCTATGTTTTTTAGTAAAACTAAACTACTTTATATGAGAAAGTTCATTGATGCTTTTTTTGAGAATGAAGCTCAAAATAAATGAAATTTACCAAAGAACAATTAAAGGAAGCCTTAAAAGAAGATCATGAAGTGGCACTCAGCAGGGCATTAGATGGATTCGTGAGAACATTAACACCTGAACAAATAAAGCAATTACAAACCGAAGCAGACCTAAAAGAGTTTGATGAGGTATTTTTAATGGACACAATTAAGAACAAATGAAATATTTAATACTACTTTCCCTATTCCTATTTTCCTGCTCAAAAGATGATGCAGATAAAACACCTTGTTATGCCTGCAAGGACATACAATATAAGTTTACCAATGGAGTAAAGACCATAACAGAAACAACTGAATACGACACTTGCATGACCAAGCAACAAATAGATGTTTGGGTATCAGAAGGATCATACTCGCATGGTAGCTTTAATTATGAAACCAAGTGCACTGAAAAGTGATCACTTATTCAATTTAAACACCGGTGCTGGCATTATCGCATTCCCTTTTGTGGTGTGATCTATCTCCTGCTTATCCACAAGTCCAATATACTTACTTGTTTTCGTTGGGTTAAATATTCCCACTGCACCACCTGAGTAGTTATCCTCCCAGATCATATAATGCATTTGATTAAGCACGTCAATAAATTCCGGGTAAACACCATCTTTATTCAATCGGTAATGCTCAAAGTTGGGCAATTTATTTTGAAACAACCATGCATAAAATCCATTCCATGTTAAAGGTCGCTCACGGTCGACCGCAACGGTGAAAGCTTCTTTCTGGATTAAAACATTCTCTTTTCTTGGATTGCTTTTCGCCCACTGAACATATTCAAGGAATTTCTCCCAGATAGCTTCTGTGGTCCACAACTTAACGCCTCCGGTTAACTTTCCTGTGGCCGGATCTTGCGTTGCTTTTCTTTTTGCTTTTGGGTTTTTAGGTGTCATCTCATTTATGTTTGAACCAGCTAATATCATTAGTCTGATATGATTTAAAAACTGTATTTACTTGTTCGCCGTGGCTCAGCTCCATTTGATATTTAGTATAAGCGATATAATTCACTGCTGCCATATCGGTTAATCCTACATCATTATTTTCGATCAGTTCAGTGAGGTCATTGAGGAAACGTAAAAGTATGTTTCGATTCCCTCCAACGATCCCCGCGTTTAACAATACCTTTCTCCTGAACGACATAAAAAAGCGGGCAAATACCGGCTTATTATGATGCCTTCTTAGCCAATCATTATGGATAGTGCTTTTTTCATCACCTATATAAATTCTGTTTTTCGATATTTCATCAAATGGATTCTTAAGTACCTGGACATCTGTTGCATCTACGCAAAACATATTCTCAATTTCATTATTTTCAATGTACTTTTTATATTCAATCCACCTCTTTGTATATGGATTGCCTCCCGGCTCAACTCTTATCAATTTTGCGCCCCTATATTCCGTAACATCAAAACAATCATGAATAATTACCAGACCTAAGCCGTTTAAGCTATCAATAAGATCATCAATAAGTGTTAAGTCTGCAGTCCATTGTTCGGTTCTTTGCGGATCATTTATTCCTGTAAAAAAGCAGGTCAATATTTGATTTACAGGCTCCATGAATGAAATGTATTTTTTTGACTTGATCTCTTTTTGATATTTTGCCCTATTTTTAAATGCCAGGCTATTTCTCAACTTCACATCGACACTTCTCTTGGTTGTCTGATCCCAATCATAAGAATAAAAAAGATCCAGAGAATTAGAAATATCCATGAATGGATACTTTGTCAACCCGGCATTATGAATTCTCCTGGAATGCCCTACATGCTCATATGACCATTTCCCGAATTCCGGATCCATGCCACCCACTGCCTCAAAGCAAGCCTTTGTATAAAAATTCATGCACCCACATGGCTCTTGATATATAGATAAATTGCCATTCTGTCCTATCTTTTTTCTACCATTTGGCGAACCATTAGAGAATTTAGTAAAACTGAAGCACAAATGATTTTCACCAGAATTAATATAGGGTAGATGCCAATCTTTAACCTTTGGGTAAACATCATCATCGAAGGCAAAATGATAATCATATCCCTGAGTTAATTCAAATGCCTTATTTTTGGCCGCAGCAATTCCTTTTGATTTTTCAAAGCGGAATGTTGCCTCCGGAACCGGGACAATAGAGCCATCATCAATAACCACCAAAAGCGCACCCTTGGGTAATAGCTTTTTGATGTTTTCGTACGATATTTTGAATATTTCGTAACGATTATGAGTGGTAATGGAAACCGCTATCCTCATTACATCAATATTAATTTTGGTTTTGGTTTTTCCCTTACCCTCATTTGCTCCTGAAGTTCACCAATACGATTCATTTTCTCGATCACCCCATTGATGACAATTGTAAATTCTTCACCCAAAGCATCATATACTTCCTGTATTTCTGCTTTTAATTTTTCGATTTCTTGTGTCTTTTCGTCCATTATTTACACGTTTTTAAATGTTTTATATAATTCACCGGATCTTTTTGCCCCCACCTGTACAAGTGGAAAATATAAAGACCTTGTGCTATTCCAACTTTGCCGATTCGCCTTACTTTATTGGTAAAGTCACGGTCAAACAGTATTGATTTTTCTGCAAAGCCACCAACTTTTAACCATGCTTCTTTTGTGAAAAGCATAAAAACCCCCGCTAAGTCAAACTTAACAGGGGTAACTATGGATCGAAAAGAACAAAAGCGTTGATGTGCTATTTTTTGATGCTCGGTAATGCTTTCCTCATAAGAGAATTTCTTCTCATGCAATTGCCTGTTATCTCTCAATCGATTAGTGATGCACCCGATCAAAGAGAAGTCTGTTTCGTTAATTATCTGCTCAATGAGTTGCGCCCCGTCTTCAAACATTAAAGTGTCCTGATCCCTTATACATATCCATGCATCATCAGGAAGTAAGGCAATATGATCATTTAATCCTTTGCCTATATTATCCTTGAAATATGGTGTTATATAATAAATCATTTCTTTGCTTTCTTTTCTCTCGATTTTGCACGTTCAATGCACTCATGCTGCAATACCAGATATCTACTCAGTGACATTTTTTCAAGTTCTGAAAGATCAAAACCTGATTCGCTTTTTATGAACATCAATCCACGCAGCCAATCAAGCTCCATGTCTGTTAACCGGTCTTTGAATCCCCCTTTTTGCCTGAAGCTGTTTTCTTTGGAGTAGAACCGGTAATTGTCGTCAAACTTGGTATCTTTAGGTTTAGACTCGGACTTACTGCCATTAAAAGGTTTAAGGATTCCTGATAGCCTCTTAACATATTTGCTGCCAAGTGAAAAAAATCGATCGCTGCAATTCCTTCAGCTTTCCAATCATTAATTTTCTGCATGGCAATGTCTTTATTCCATGTACTCAGGTCTTCGCCCGGATAATTACAGAATAATGTACAGAACATTACCTGTGCCGGTATATTATCGTCTCCCTGCTCCTTAATCGCACTCATTTGATTCATGCAAAGCGACACGGCTTTGTGATGTGATTCGAGAAGATTGTTGCCCGATGTCAAAGCCTTTTGTATTTCCAAGAGAGTTCCGAAGATATCCTGATATGATACTCCGAAACCAAGCTCAACGCCTAATTTTTCATATAGCTGATATCTACCAACGGACATCTGGTCATATTGAATAAGGAATTCTTTTCCGTTCGCCTTGAAACTATTTTGTGTTAGATCGATTCTCCTTACCATTCCCAGAATTTATTAATAAAGCCAGCAATTAAAATAGCGGCTCCTGTATTAAAGAATATGGTCGCAATTGGTAGCCACATAATGACTGAATACCATAATGCAATCTGTCCGGATAAACACAATGGACATTCAACAGCGTGCCTTATTTTACCAATGGCAGGATATTTGAGTTCAATCTTATTTAATTGTTTTGGAATAAATTCAAGAAGCTGATCTTCTGCGATCAACACAAGTGTAAAGCAGCACCCGATCACTACTGAAAATAAAATTATGTACGTATCCATAGTTATAGTTTTAAATAGTTTGTTCTTTTAGTTTTATCTTTCTTCGATTCTGTCCTTTAAATTCTATGTATCCATCAGAAACCGGAACCCTCTCAACCTTATTTTTCCAAAACTTATGATCTGAGTTCATGTATTCCTCCATTGTTTCCCGGAAAGCCTGTTTTATTCCATTGTCAGAGCTATCTCTTCGCCTCGTATGCTTTTCTGCCTGCTTTGCGAATGTTCGGCTTAAGGGATATCTGCCAGCATTCATTTCAGCTAATTCTGCACGATATTTTACAGATGCGGCACCATTTACAATAGTTTCATCACCACCAATCTTTAAGAATGGTACTCCTTCGCTGTCTGTTACATGATATCCTCTTTGCCCGTGCTTATCTGTTGGTCCGTTAAGGAATTGTGATACAGGACCACCATCAGCAAGGGAGTTTATTTCTGATTGTTTAGCCTTTATCCCTGCTATCAATGCTATAAATCCGGCAATAACCCCAGCAGCAACCGCAATACCAGCACCAAAAGGCAATTCTGAATTTGCGGCAACCGACTTGGTGGCCATCGTAATAATATTCGATGTTTGGGTGATGGCATCAGCTCTTAATTGAGCCTGTAACGCCTCTTTTTTGATCCGCTTTTGCTGTTCAAGTGCTGCCGCTTCACGTGCCTTTAATTCGTTGAGCTCTTTTTGTTTTTCGACAACATTATTGCGATAGCCTTTTGCAGCTTTGTCCTGCTCGTCTGCTAAAATCTGCTCTTTCTCTGCCACCTGCTCCCGGAGCGCATCTACTACTTTTTGTTGTGCGGCAATTTCACGGTCTGCCGATTCTTCGGCGGCATCTGCTACAGCTCCAAAAATGGATGTAACACCCTCAAGAGCCAAAGCGGATTGATATGCAGGATTATCATCAGTTCCGCTTGATGATTTACCTTTGCCGGACAACCCTAATTTTTGCCTATAAAGAGCGATCTCATATTCAAGTATCTCTCTTTCTTTTTCCGTGCAGGATCACTCTGAATTGCGGACAATCTTAATTGCGCATACTTCAGATCAATTTCGAGAATGTTCCTGTTCTTCTCTTCCTCTTTTTGGACGAGTAGATCATTTTGCAGAAGGGACACTTCTTTTAAATGATCCAGATCAGCAAGCAATTCATTTAGGTCTCTTTCTCTTGCTTCTCCGACCTTAACATAAGCGGCATTTAAAGCCTTGCCTTGAGCCTCAAAAGCATCCAACTGAGCCTGTAATGCCTCCTGCCTGATCTCAGCTAATGCTTCATTTTTCTTCTTAATTACATCAACCCGAAGCGTTTCAATGTCATTTAGCGCCTCTTGCGTGATTTTCCTGCCTACTTCACCAGCTTGTCTTATTAGCGCTTCTTCAAGTTCTTGAATTTCGAGAAGTGCGATATTAGCCATTGCCTCAACTTGTGCGGCAGGATCAAGTGATCCAGCGAAAGCCACGGATGCCTTTTTTGCTAATGAATCATATGCATTATTGAGTTTTTCAATAGCATCGGCCAATTTTTTAGCTGCGGCCTCTTGTGCTTTTTTTGCAGCTGCGTTATCAGTAGTTAAATCGGTGTCTTCCTTGGTCTTTTTTGCGAGAAGCCCATTTGCTTGCAATAAAAGATATACTGCTGTTTTGGCTGTGTTATTGGCGTTTATTACAGCGTTTTCCGCTTTTTGGTATTTGTCTGTTTCTTCTCGAAGGTTCTTTATCTTGTCCGCATATGAATCAACTGCTGACCCTCCCGTCAATCTTGCAAGATCCTGTATTAAGAAGTTTATGCCCTGAGCAACGTCCGAAATAATGGAGAAAACAGTTTCTAATCCGGGGACTGATTGTATAATAGTATCAACCCCTCTGATTAATAAAGTGACAGCATCAACAATCGTTAATAAATTGTCGGCAATTTTATCACCATCAAAATCCAATAAGCCAGAAGTAACCGTTTGTAGGGTTCCTGCAAGTTCAACCAATGCCGGATAAATGGAGTCTTTAATGACAGAAAAGAAAACAAGCATCTGTTTAATATCAAGACTCTGAATAAAGTCAATCATATATTTAACCAACTCCTTGAGTGCCGGTAGCGCCTCTTCGCCAATTTCTCTACCTAATTTCTGAAACTCTTTTTGTAATTTACTTACCTGCCCTAAGAAAGTATTTGATTGAGCTTCTACGAGTCCAAAAAATAAACCTCCGGATTCGCCCATTGAAAGAAAAGCCTTATTGAAAATTTCGGCAGTAATTTTGCCTTCCTCCTGCATTTTATTGAGCTCAACTCTGGAAATACCTAATTGCTTGATCAATACATCATATATAGGTATACCAGCCTCGGCAATTTGAAGCATTTCATCACCTTGAACCCTACCTTGATTCTGAACTTTAGCATAAATGGTGACTAACTCGTCAATAGCTCTTCCTGTACCAGCAGAAATATCACCAAAGGCTTTCAGTTTCCCTTCAAGTTCATCTACCGGAACCTTTAGCGCTAAAAGTCTTTTGCCGGCGCTGAATATGTCCTCCTGGGTAAATAATGATTCTCCAGAGAACTTGTCAAGTATAGCAAGCGCCTTATCAGCCTCAGCAGCCGACCCTAATAATGTTTTGAATGTAACGGTTAATTTTTCGTACTCCCCGGCCAGCGTTACTGTATTTTTTGCTGCAGCCGCAAGGGCATTGCTTATTTTATTAATAGTTTGCAATGCCAGACCACCTAAAGCCGACCCTCCCGCTATCTTCCAAAACGAAGTTGCCGATTGTGTTGCCTGCTGGAACTGCTTATTTGAATTACCAATTCCGGATGCAAGGTTATTCCCTCCTCCGGCACTTGATCCCGTTGCCGCCTGCCTTAATTTCTTATACGCGTTTTCGGCTTCATGGAGACCCTTGAGAAGCTGTTTATTGTCGACAGTAAGAACATATGTTGACTTTCCTGCCATTATTTTATATTATAGTGGATTTCCGAAGATTGAGTTGTGATGATCGAAGCTTTGCTGTAGTTTCTTTTATTACCGCACAGCCAGCAGTTGTTGTAATCCTGATCTACATTGTTGGCCAGCCAATTCATATAATCGTTGATCATCTTCTGAACTTTGTTGTTGCGCCCCATAAGTCGTTCATTGTCCAGGAGGGTGTATCTGTTTACCGCATTTGAGTTAAGTATATAGTTTATCACTTTTTTGATGACATAAAGCTGATATACCTTAGCGATTGTCTTATAGTATGGCTGGGAAATAAATAGATCCATATCATCGCAAAGCCAGCTTTCAATGTCCTCACAATCAGAAGTCGTGAAGAGCGTGAATCCGTAGGTTAGTGTTACTATATCATCTTTAGAATCAATAATAGTGCTTATCTCATCAGCTTTTACCCCGTTGATGTTATAATACTTATTCCATCCTTTTGATGCGCCGGCACATGAGCATGTAAGCCGATTATTTAAAACCGTATCATTGAATTGCGACCTGTCAAAAACTATTGAATAAGTCTTTGATGTTTGAAGCGTGATATCCGGTTCTATGAAAGTATTTGGCTTCACTGCGAAAGTATCTACTTCGTTTCCTTCACTATCGTAAATAAAGATGGTCCGGTCAACCAATGGGCTTGCAGGACTATCAATGTTAAGTTTGAATTTTCGGATTTTGAAACTACCGCCCCTTACACCTTTGTTGAATAACTTTAATCCAACATAGTCTTCAGTGACAGACATGCCGACATTGCTTTTCACTTTGCCGATGACATCATCTACTTTTTTGAGCCTTACCCTGTTATACGTACGGATCATTACATGCAGGTCCACAAGCAAACTATTTTCTGCTTCTGCCCTTGCACGATCAATAATATTTACTATGGACCCAGCACCACAATCAGCAGCGGATTTAATAGGGAGTATCGGAACGCCCACCTCCATATCATCTACGTAAAGACCTGTAGCCGGGGCAAGCTCTCCCTCGGTGTCAATACATGCACAATCGTTCGGAGTGATGCCAACTAAACTTTGTAAACAACCCATAGTAATTTTAATTAAAAAAGGAGAAGCATTAAGCCCCTCCTTCCTTCCTTTAATATAATTCGAAAATTATGCGTCTTATGTAGTAGGTGTATTCTTCGCAAAGTAGTACACCCCTGTGTCGTTAGCATTACATGCATTCGGCCCGATGTGGAAACCTCCTGAAAGTGTAAGTTTGAACTTGTACACCTTTCTTGGTCTGCCATTCACGCCCTCGATGCAATCTTCCTGCATATATACGTCATAGTACAGCGGATTGCCGTTTTGGTCACGTAGGTACATTGTAGGTTCTTTCCATCTGGTAAGCGCTTTAGATGACAACCACATTTCCGGCTCAAAATTGGACACATCATTTGTGAACCATGCCAGAATGTTGTTAGGATCGAACATGATCAGCCTTCCGGCATCATTGTTCAGTGTTGACATTGCGATTGGGTCGAAATACCATTTGTTACCCATGCCGTCATAAAGACCTGCTTCGTTGACAACTGCCCCACCATTGTTATTAAGGTGTTGAGCAAGGTAAACATCCGCTTGCCATGTTCCATCAGCAACATAGACCGGGTTAGTTACCTGATTTATTTGAGACATTACATACATCTCTGACAATACTCTCGGTCTGTCAATTGCTGATCCCGGATACAAGTATGGAGTTCCGTCAAGATCCCATCCTTCTGGCACTTCGCCTTCGTATGCTGATGCCGGAGAAATACCTGCATAAAGTTGAGCCATCATGAAAGCGGATAAGTTTGCCTCTGCCTTTAATTTGGCATTCGCAATACCTTCAGCAATCTTTTTTACTGCCGGGAAAAGATCATTACACTCATCATCTCTGACAATGAATTTTTCTTCATGGCAATAATTTGCCTCAAGTCTTTCCTTTACGGATTCGCCTTCTGCGCCTGTGATGTCACAAGAGAAAACGTAATCTTCATCAGCGCAATCAACGCCGGTAGATCCGCAATACTTAAGCCATGTCATATCAACAGCGGTACATTTGCCGTCTGCTGTCATAACTGGAAGTGGTACTGCCGTTTGGTTTTCCAAGACCGCTTTCGCTGTGTTTAATCTTGGATCATTTTTCCGGAGGTTCAGCCTGCCACCGGTAATAAATATATTCTGCACTTCTGTTAAGACTTGCGGAATCTGTGATGCTGAAAAGTCGCCTGCTGCCATGTTGTAGTTTCTTATTTTTTTTGTTACTGAATTTCGCCCGCAGCGAGCTTAGTAGTGTATTCAGCTTCAAAGGCGTTCAGATCTTCGGCGGTTGTCATCGTATGCAGTCTCTTAATGTAGTCTGCTTTTGATTGTATTCCGAATATCTTTCCCGCAGGTTGACCAGGTTGGACATTGGCGGATGTTGATACACTTGGTGGAGTTCCCGGATCAGCATTGTCTACCTCGAATATGGTAGATGCTATACTTAATCCAAGATCTTTGAACATCACATCTCCCTGCATATTGTCTTTTAATCGACTCTTTGTCTCTTTGGATAATGGTATTGGTTCGCCATCCTTGATATCAAAATCAGCCTTGTCCATTAATTCAGTGACGAACTCATTTAATCTGCGCTGAAGGATCTTGTCATCCTGTGGTAGTTTAAATTTACCGTCCTTGATAATCTTCAGACCTAACTGCGATAAATTGGAGCGCAACTTTTCAGTTTCGACCGTAGTCTTGAATGAAACAAAGTCGGACTCTGCCCGCTCTTTTGCCTCTCTCAATAACTTGAGATCTTCCTTATAAGTATCTGACTGGCGGATTGAATCAGGATTTGCGGGTTCATGCTTGGCGGGTTGAATCTTGTTTATCAAGTCGTCAAATCCGCTATAGCTTGCTACCTCAAACTTATCAGCAAGAGCCTTTTCGACTTTCGTCAAAGACCTGCTTTCTCCCTGCTTCACACCTTCGTCACGTGCGCTTTTTACCTTTGAAGTAATTGCTCCTTTGAGTAATTCTTCTACTTTGCTTGCTCCGCCGTCTTTTAAATCTTCGGCGATAGATTCAGCACTTTGTGAAGTCAAGCGTGCGAAAACCTCAATTAATTCTTGATCCATTAGGATATTATTTTACACTGTTTTTGGCTTCTCTTTAGGAGCCTGATCGTTGTCGTTTTCTTTTGGCTGATTTGCCGTTTTCTGCGCTTCTTTCGGCACGAATTCTTTTTTGTCCAATGTTTTAATTACTCCGAAACCTCCGAAACCTGGCGTTTTTCTAACCTTGTTCCAAGTCTCTTCCGGCATTTCTTCTTCCATGCCGTTTTTATAGTTCCTGACTATTACCGTTTTACTCATTGTCTTCTTCTTTTGGATTTAAAGCGGCTTTTACTGCCGCCCTTAATTCAGGTAATGGTTGAGCCGGATTGACATCAAGTTTTTTATCCTTGATGAGTTTATTCAGATCCTTTCCGGACATTTCATCAATGCTTTTTGGAGATACTTTCTGTGCTTCTTTCGGCACGAATGATTTCTCTGCGATCTGACCGCCTGATTTTATCCTCCATCCAGCTTTTGGATATGTAGCCCCATCATGCTTGATAGGCTTAAGCCTTTTCCATGCCTCAGCATTAAAATCAAGCTCTATTGGTTGACCGCTTTTATCGGTGCGGAATTCGTGTTCTGCTCTTATGATCATATTTAAGTTGGTGTGTCATTTTCGTAAAGCCATCCATTTTGTCTTGGAGGGTGACCTTTTGCTCTCCAGGTAGTTGTTACCTCGAACCTTTCATAATTACCCTGCCCTCTGTCAAGTGGCGCATTGGCTTTACTTACAGTTGCAGGAATACCGTTGGCCGGATCGCCATAGACTTTACCGCCTAATGTCATCCACCATATGAAAATATTTGGTGCACATTCCAGCGTTCTCAAGAACTCGTAGTTCTCGTCTGATGTATCGTCTATTGTAAAGTTTGGTGCGAAGTTCTTTTTGCCCGGGACAGTTTGTCCAAGAGAAACAACTCTTTGGTTATCTTCTGGCTCCGGCAAATCACCAATAACCCTTAACATTGCACCTTCAGGGGCCGTAAAAGTTGCGGCAACCGTAGGGGATGAGAAGTCAGGGCTTGTTATTGCAGGTATATTCGGGTTGGATGGATCAGGAATTGATACAAATAAGTAGCATATTTCCGATTCGTTCTGCTCAGGAACGCAATTATTTGTTGTTTCTGGTAATTCCAGATCGTCACAGGCAGCACATGCAGGAGTATCGTACATTTGTCAATTGTTTGATACAAATGTGATATTCGGGCGTTTTTATTTGGTGACATGGCTGTCACTTCGTTCATTATATGTAAGAAAAACTCATTTCGGGGGTAAATAAAATTAAAAAAGACGCCCTGGAGCGCCTCACCGATTTGAAAAATAACAGAGGGAAATTGGGTTCCGTCTGTCAACTATCTTTTACAAATATTAAAGTGGTGGATGGGGAGAAAACTTTCGCTTCGGCTTCTTGCCATTCAGCTAAATCTGCAGGATAAAACTTATGGCTATCATCATCTGCGCTGTAATGATTAGGTTTGGGCATAAAGCCACATTCATTTTCCAACATCACATCATTCGCCTTTAGAAGTGATTGGAATGATTCAATGGCTGATCCGACATAATTACAAGCCTTGTATCGTGTTGCCTTCCAGCCATAATCGGGCCATGTATTTATTGAGTGCGGAATACACTTCTCCACCAAGCCATCAGCCTGTTCCTCTGTGATCGCTTCAATGGTAGATATGAACTTCCAATTGCCTTGTAGGATAGGTATTGACATTGGGTAATCGCCTTGTACAAACTTTTCAAATTCATAATACAATGAATCACCTACAATTCCCGCGAATTTATTTTTATCTCCAAGATCCACAAGCAGGATAGTTTGCTTTCCTTGTATTTCACGTGTTTTCATAGATTAATGTTTATTCCTCTTCCTGTTATTAAATCAACTAACCATATCAATCTTTCAATATTTGCAAAAGGAACTTGATTGACAGTTATTGTTTTAGTATCTAAGACCCATCCATTTTCAATTTTATATGCGTAATATGTTCTGCCCCTAAAATTGTAAATCCATTTAATGGAACCATCTTTCATTTTATCAAATCCATAGTCCTCAATAATTGTAATTTCTTTTTCGGTAGGATTTATTTCTTCTTTACTCATTTTCCTTTTTTTGATTGTGTTTGCTGTTGGTGGTTATGATTGTTTTTGAAGATCAAGAATCCTGATTAATAAAGCAGGCAATGTGTTCAACTTTATCACACGAAGAGTGCCTGGAAAATCTGGATCATTGATAATTTTTAAGTGGCGGTCAACATTCATATCAGCCCATGTGTTGTTTGGGACGTTCATTAACTCATCCCATTTTGCTTTTGCAGCCTTTACGTCAATTGGGTAATAATCCTTTAAGTCTAATAGATATTTCATATCTCATTCTTTTTTATTGCGTTTGGTAGTGCCTTATATACTGTTTCCCACCACCATTGATCAAAATCCTTTTCGTCTAATTCCATTGCTTGTTGTTTAATAATATTGCTTTCAGGAACTCTTGTATCATCTATCCATTTGCTTTCCTCCACGCTTTGAGATTTAGCAGCTAAACAGGCTTTGAAAAAATGCCTTATTAGTATTGCGCTTTGTTCTACGCTATCTGAGTTGATAATTAGTTCGGTTAATTCGTTGAATTTTTCTACTAATTTGTTATCCGCTCTTGCAGAGATGTCTTCTGATTCTTTCATTTTGTTGGATTTTTAGGTTCAAAACATGTTCCGATCGATTTATAATAAGCAACTTTCATTTCAGCAATCACCCTCATGTGTTTCAAATTACAAGTTTTATAATCAAGTGTAATTTGTTCATAATGTTTGCAATCCTTACATGGTCGTGTTTCCACTTCCAATTTTTCATCATTCTCGCTCATGGCTTATTCATTTGTTTTGTTTTTAGATTTCCCCTAATACCACGCAATCCATAGTCAATGGCTCTGTTGAATCATCATCATATTCACTTGCGTTGCTATATTCAATATACTGTGAACCTACACCGTTTAATAAACCAAAATCAAATTCTGTTTTTCTTTCAGCTAAAAATACCCACATATCATCAGGATATTTTTCAAGTTCTTTTTT